CCAGTAAAGCCGGTATCAATAATGTTATTGTCCCAATTCGTTATGGCCTGAAAGCCGGTGTCCGTAACAACTTGAGTACTCGTTTCTGACATGGACTGCTCGGCTAGTATGGTTTCAAATTCGGCAATAAGAGTAGCCGTGTTTGTTAGCAAACCCTTGGAGAATCCAATGCCCGTATCACCGGCTACACCATTGATCTGCAATTCGGTCGTAGGCGCCAGATTTATGACAGTCTTGGCCGTGATCTGGACTGACTCGTTTGTGGAAGCTATAGTTATCCTATCCCCTGCTTGGAGAGCCATAGTATCCGCCGCTGTTAATGTTATATCAGCCGCACCAGTGTTGGCCGCAATATGAATTTCGGGTGCGTCAAGAGTGATGACAAGACGACCATCAATATTAACTGTCGTTCCAAGAAGGTCTATGTCTTTACCATCTGCAACTTCAACGGAGAACCCGGTAGCATTTGTTATTCTGGTCGTAGTCGTATTCGTAGCGGGTGGGGCTGTTATATAGCCTAGAGAAACAACGCTCGACATAACTGTCTGCGTCGCACTGAGGATATCAGCTTGCCATGCCGTTTTAGTCGCGCCAGTAGCCGCAAGGATATCAGCTTGCCACGCCGTTTCAGTCGCGCCAGTAGCCGCAAGGATATCAGCCTGCCACGCCGTTTCAGTCGCGCCAGTAGCGGCGAGTATATCAGCTTGCCATGCCGTTTCAGTCGCGCCGGTAGCGGCGAGTATATCAGCTTGCCATGCCGTTTCAGTCGCGCCGGTAGCGGCGAGGATCTGCGCTGTTGTCCAGTTGGTAGAAGCGATATCGTTCGTTAGGACCCCGCCACTCATAATGTAGCGGCCACTAGCGTCATAGAAGACCGCGATATAACCGTTCGTAACGGATCCCTTTGTCCTGATACCGGGATTATGCTGTGCTTCGGCAGGTTTGACAAACGAGAGAAGCGTGCTAGTAAGCACGCCTACAAATAGAACAGAACAGAGAATCCACTTCTTCATAACCTTCTCCTCCAAGGGATCCGCGCAGGCGGACACAACAGTTAATACCTAGCCGGAGAGAGGTTCAAAACGTATAACACCGTCACTCGCGGCCACTGACTCTATGAATAGCGCCAGATGCACTTTCTCTTTCGGCCAAATGTGTATGCCAAGGTCGAGAATAGAGCCAACCCCATCAGAAGCCGGGTCCGTCCCATCCAACGTGTAACGCACCGCTGCCCCCTTCACAGAAAGCTCGATATGCGTAACTTGCCGACTGGTGTAAGGAGTAACGATAGCAACAACCGCGTTGTCTACTACCAGCTCTTGTGCAACCTCGTCATTCCGCGCAGGATACAACTGCTCACTCGCATTCACTCGCCATACATTCATCTTCGTCTCCTTTGTGTTCTTTGCGTCCTTCTGTTCAACAATCTTCTCTCTACATCCCACTCCGATAACATGCCCGCTGTCTTATCCCCTGCGAATCCATAATGGCATCCTGCAAGTTCTCCAATTCATCCTCTGCTTTCCCCTTAGACTTGTCGCGGCCTTCGTCTTCGCTCAACTGCTCAGCCGCTACCGCATGCCGCACATACCTCAACATGAACGCGGGGAAATCTATCGGCTCCCAGTCAGACGTATGAGTGTACGGTTGCTGGCCATTGTTAGCCCGTATAGCTTTGAACGTCTGCCCAACAGTAGTTGTACCGGATTTATCCTGATAGACAAGATCGCCTATCGCGTAGTATGACCCCGTTGCCCAGTCAGTCCACGAATACTCGCGCGGCACAATCCGGAACCGCAACCATGGGCGCACCGGCGCGGTACTGGTCCGCACGATAATGTTGCTCTGATACAAATAGATGTTAGGATATGCCGCCGTGTCCGGATAGACCTGCGGATTGCGATCGTAAATGCAGTTCTTCACATCAACAGCTCCAACAGCCGTCTCATCGTCCTGCGTAAATGATATGGATCTTACGAAACTATCACCCACAACTTCCCACCACGTAGTCTCAGTTTCAGGATCTTGCCCAGTATTACCGTCCTTCAGGCTCACATAGTAATTCTCATCACCATTAGAATCCTCAAAGAATACCTCATCATCCGCCGCGTAGTTCTCATCCGCATCATACGTTGGCCGATACTGCCGCCGGTCAACCGACATCAGCTCCGGCCACCATTCCATCCACCAAAACTTGAGCGCCGTCTCATTAACCAGCTCAGCAACAACCGCCTTCTGTGCGGCAGTGAATCCAGCCGTATCCGGATCATACCCGCGCAACCGCTGTATGCTTCTGAAAACAGTTCTTACCGGTATCTCATTCATTGCTCAATGCCTTCTGCGCTCCCGCTCTGCCAGTCTCTACATTCTCGCCATACTGCGTTTTCATCGTATCAAGATGCTTCAACCGCGACTCAAGTATCGCCCTTCTGTCAGTAGCCAGGCTATCAAAGACTATCGGATTAGCGGCCTGCAACTGCTTGTACATATTCAAGCGCAGTTCGTAGTTCTGGCTACCGTCATCGACCATCGGCGGCTCCTTGCCAGCGATAATCTCCAGATACATCTCAAACTCGTTTTGCAGTTCGCTCGTATTAGCCTGATCGACCGTTCGAATAGAACGCTCAGCCAGATCCGGGACCAGCTTGTACAGAATGCTCTCAACAATAGGAGCGGTCTGTATCGTCTTGTCGCGGTCCATCGCCATGAGCAGATCCTTGATCACCTTGCCTACCTTCTCAATGTGTTCCGGATCGAAGTCCTGCGGATCAAACGTAACCTCCAAATCAAACTGCCCCTGTATCTCATCACGCCCGCGCAGTATCGGTTCACCTTGACTGTTAGTAACCCGCTGTATCTGCTCATCCGGCATAAACTGTTGCGCGAGCTGGAGGATCTGCGTGAGTACTTCCTTAACATTAGTCAGCCACCACATCACCTTGAACCGTCTCTGCATCTGCGCGCGATCATCAGGCAACTCCACATTCGACCTACCATAGAAATCATCTACCTGCTTCCAAAGCTCATTCACAACCTTATCTATCGCCAGCGGATACTTCGGCGGCTCAAGCCACTTAAAGTCGCCATCACGCCGCGCCTGCAACTCCGCTAACGGCTCAATGTATAGCCGCCCCTGATTCCTGCGCCCGCGTGTTATGATAGGTGGTACGCCGCTTAACTGCGCATTGTCACCAAACGAATCAAGAAACATCTTGATCATGCCCTGATGACCAGCCGCAAGCTCCGGAAGCCCACGACTATCAAGCAACCGCTTCGTCAATATCTCGCGCTGGAAAACGTGGCCCGGATACTTGCCATGCTCGTAGCCAAGAAACTGCTTGTCAGTCGCCGCTCCCGCAATCTGCGTGTGGAAGGTTACAAAATATCTGCCCGGGATCCCGTCATCGTTAGATGACATAAAATGCGCCGTGATCACCTGATACAAGCCCTTGAAGTCGCTGGCCGTCATTAGCTTCATGTCGCCATCGCGGTCCCGGATATATTCCTTAAAGGTCGATACCCCTTCCTGCCCGCTGTCATTGCCATCCTTACCAACTAATCCGTCAACAAAGTCCTGGCTCCAACCCTCGGAGATCTTCCGCTCAGCTACTTGCGCCTTCGTCAGCCATTCGGCCTCAAAATACGCGCGCGCTTCATTGAAGTCCATGGTGTTCATCGCCACAAACCAATCCTCAAACAATCGCTTAGCGGAAATATCTATCCCATCATACGCAACATGCGGAAGCGGAAATTCACCCATCCCAGTTTCACGTAACGTCCGGATGACCTTCTTGGCCCGCGCCCTCTTAACGTATGGGAATAACGTCTGAAGCAATTCAATCAGCGCGTCGTTGCCCGTAATAGGATCCGAAAAGGCCTCAATAAAATCTGCCGCCGCCTCCCGCGCTATAGTCTCCTGCTCCTCCGCTGTAGGCCCTTCAGCTTCATCAACATACTGCTCCATTACAAGCTGAACGTACATCTCCATCAATTCTTCTACCGTAACAGTCTTTAACCCAAGCGCAGTCTGACGTTTCCATACAACGCTCATCAGACCTACCCCCGGCGAATCCCCGAAAACGTAGTTCGCTATGCGTATCAGCTCCCGCACATACTTATACCCAAGCTGATTCCTAAGGATCCACCGGAGCAGAAGCTCCATCTTACCAGCAAGCGCAGTATCCTCAGACTCCACACCGCGTATCTTGACAACAGCCCTCAAACTCGCCAGTACGCAGAGCATCATGTCCTCATTGACAAGCATGTCCGCCAGCCGCGTCCGGTTATCGCACGCACCCTCAAAAGGCATTGGCGGCTCATCGTCATTCGCGCTCGCATGCTTACGCCCATCCGTACTCTGACCAGCCCATATACAAAATCGTGTGTTGAACGCCTCCGCGCGATTGCCCCAAACCCCATTGCTCTGATCCTGCGATATCAGCTCAATCTCAGCCTTCAGCTCAGCCAGAAATTCCGCCTGGACAGGAGTCTCACCGCCATCATCATTCGTATTATCTATTTTCTTCTGTGCCATTATCCGTACACCTTAGTAAAGCTGGATCTTCCGTATGGAGTCATTCGTCCCGCTTTCAAAATCAAATCTCGTACCCCGATATCCGGGCATGGATCAGTTTCAGGGTGACGCTTCTTCATCTCTCTCCAATACTTCTTGTCATGGATCACGTCGCGGCCTTCAGTATTCACCGCATTCATGTACGCCCCCATAGGAACGCGCATATTATGACGACCGCTCTTGCCGATAAGTTTCTTGGAAGGACCAATCTCGCGGACGAATTTGAGGAAATCATGACGCACCTTGTTCATGCGTCTTCTAGGATATGGTATGAAATTCTTATCGCTCATAGTCTTGAAACTCAAGCAGGCCCGGGGAGCAACGCTCCCCTGGACCCACTAAGAGAATTTCGCTATCTAGCGTCGCGGATCTTGATGTAAATATTCAGCTCGCCACTATCAAGCTGGCTAAGCGAATATGCCGCAGGACTAGGTGTGAACGTGAAGTCCACAAAGTCGTCCGCAGTGTACACCTTGAATCCAAACGACAACGCATCCGATACCATCGCATCAGATTCCGTCGCTGTGGTTTCAGTCACAGCCGCCGCCTGAGTCGTGCCAGTACCCGTAACCGCTGTACCCTGCGCGATCGCAGTAGCCGTCACCGCTGTACCCTGCTCGATCGCCGTAGCCGTCACCGCATACTGGCCGGTTGTAGTAATGCCCGATACCGCCGCCTTAGTCACTATTGACACGCCGCTCACCGCCGTGTAAACGTTCGACGACATGGAGGTGACATAATTCGTAATGCCGCCGCCGCTGGCAAGCACAGGGATATAGTTCGTCCATGTGAATGTCGTAAGCGTGATGTTGGTCATGTAGTTATCAGTTGCCGCCACAACATTTGTGAGAAACATGTCTGCCGTATCCGTAACATTCGTCACGAACAATGCGCTTGTCGTATCCGTAACATTCGTCACAAACAATGCGCTTGTCGTATCCACTACGTTCGTCACAAAGTCGCTCATAGTATCCGTAACATTCGTTACGAATAGAGGACTCGTTGTGTCAGTAACGGCGGTAATGAAGTTTGATGTAGTATCCGCAACGTTCGTCACAAACGAGCCAGTCGTCGCGGTGTTCCATACAAAACGACCTTCCTTCAGCCATACCTCTGACCCTTCGGAGTTGATCTCGGTACTTGTGAGATATAGATCTCCATCAGCACCGTCTCCAACGGTTAGAGCTACGCTGTTGAACCCGTTTGTCGTGGAATAGGCAAAGCCCGTCACAAGCTCGAAGCATGTGACTTCTACCCCCATCTTTGCCTGAACCGCAAACAACGCGGCAAGCGTCTGCGGCGTGTTAGCAGTCGTCTCAGTCAAATCGGCATGACCGATATTGACAACGTGAGTAGCCCCACGCAGAGCGCGTTCTTCCAAGCCCAACGGCCTGACAGTCGCGCCCAAGACAATACCGCTATTCCAAACCAGCATCAGCATCGTCAGTATTATGTGACTTAATCTTTTCATCTTACTCCTTATTTGATCTCTTTGTCTTCGTCCCATTCAATCCCAGGCCGAATGTTTCTTCCTCTCGCCGGAGGAAAGGGACCGCGCAAAAGCGGGAGCTTCTAACGCGGTCCCAACCGCACCAAAGATTCCTGGTCTAGGAATCAGTTTCTACAACAACCTGACCCAAAGGATTCAGGCATTTCAATATGTAAACAGCGTCGTGGTATCCGCGCGGACCACCGGACTGCGGTGGTAGCTTGTAACCAGCTGGTGTTTGCATGAAGCTCAATTCCCACATTGTGAGATCCAAGAACAGACCGCTTCGTGTCGTGTAATCGGAATCTTCGCCATCAGCCTCCGTAGCGTGCAGGTAGAATGACGGAATGGTATTTACCATACCCGCGTCAAACTCGAACATATCGACTACGTTTATCAGCTTCTTTTCAGAAGCGTTAAGGTTGTAACGAGTGAGCGCCTGGTCAGTGGCCGAAGCCGCTTCATTCAACTGCGCCCATTTGGACATCTGCGCTTTGAGAAGCAGACCAACAAATCCCGTAAGATCTACTGGAGACTTCTTCTCGCCTGCCGCTGATGCTAACATGGCCTCAAGATTCGCAGGTAAGAACGACGCCAATGCGCCATCATACCATGCGGCGGCAGCCGGTCTGAAGTTGGCCGGTACCGGCTTCACTGCTTGCGCAGTATTGGACAGCCATGAGAAGGCGGCCCTACTTCGGAATGGTGTAGCTGGAGCCGCTTCAACAGCGGTGTCCACATTACTCAAAACCTGCCGCTCTATCATCTGCGCGAGAATCAGAGCATCATCTTTGGCCTGCTTTGCCATTTCCTTCTTCTGCACACCTGCGGTGTACGTCAGATTCGCCAGTTTGGATACCATCCACCCCTCAGTCATGATCCACATCGCGTACGCTTCCATCTGTTCGCGCGTGGTCTTGGTGAAGGTCGCTATGTCCGTTCCATCCATCGTCCCGCCAAACTTACGACGTGGATACTTTTGGACTGGCCATTGCGACAACATCTGCTTCGGCGTGCTTCCACGCTTTACCAGACGGGTGAACGGCGTCTTTTCACTTTCCGCGATGAAGATTGTATCCCCAAGCTCCGCAATTTTCATCGGCTGATCAGCTTCAAACATTCCCGCCATTCTATTTTCCTCGCTTCCTTGATTTAGAAGACGTCTAAATACGCAGACTCAATAGCCTCCGGTGTAGCGCCTTTCTTGATTACCGCATCAGTATCAAAACCTGGAGCAGGACGTTTGCCGGTAATTGCGGGCTTGCGAGTTGCACTAACGCCGGGAGGAATAGTGGCAGGTTTCTTAGCGACCTTCTTCGCGCCTGTTGGCTTACGGATCTTTTCCAATTTGATCCGTGCCGCCCTACCCGCCTTCATGTCTTCCATCATCTGCTTGTGCCGCTCTGAAAACAGAGTTGTAGCGCGAGCAGAGAGCGTTCGTCTCTCTTGCGAAACTTGGCTATACTTTTCCCGAACCTCTTTAACGTCCATCGACGGATCCGCATCCGTACCGTTCCCCACGTAGCCGTCAAAGTTTGCCAGTAACCATGTCTCACTTCCACCCAATTCCCGGTCCCGCTTCAGGACCGCAATTTCATCTTCATTCACGTACGATGGATCAAGTCCAAGCGCAAAGGCGTCCTTACTGCTCTTGTCATCTAACCGAGTTTTAACTTCGGTCAATTCAGACTCAGCAGTGTCAGCTCTCTCCTCGGCCTGTCTCCGGGCGGCGGTGATCTTTCCAATCCTTGTATTGATCTCGCCTTGTAGGTCATCCGAGAGTCCTTTGATCTCGTTGTCCTTGATCTGGCCTTCACTATCCTCTGCATCAGGATCCACATCGGGATCCGGGTCCGCGTTAGGATCAGGATCCACATCGGGATCCGGATTAGCATCGGGATCAGGATCCGCATTAGGATCCGGGTCCGCGTTAGGATCAGGATCCACATCGGGATCCGGGTCCGCGCCGGGATTGTTCAGGCCGTCGTACATACCCTTACTGTCTTCATCCAGTACAATTACGGACGCGCCACTAGCGGGCGTGCCTCCGGTTGTAAGATCCGGTTTTTTTAGCATGATATGTTTACCCCTATCAAGTTGGGTTGCCATGACTTTTGAATAACACCCCGTCAAGATTAGAGCGGTACAGAATTCCCTCCGTACAACCCAAATTATTCAGGGACACAGGGGTATTGTCTAGGTTAAACAGGTGTAGGCGTACCAAACGGACCCGAACGGACCCTAGCGGGCGCTACTTTGGTGCTCTTAACTTTGTGCTACTTCTGGCTCTTTCAGCGGTTTCTTCCCTTGCGCGAGTTTATTCGCGTACTCGACCATCTGCACAATCTGCTCCTCAGCTTCCACCAGTTGCGCCTCGCCACCATCGAAGTACTTCGATTCCGGCAACGGCAACGACGGGATCCGCGTGTGTTCTTTGCACGCCGCTTGGCACGCGCGCAGGAGATGAATAATCCCCCGCAACAATAAATTATCAGACTCAATCTTAAACGCCACAAGCAAACTATCACGATCCATCGGCTTCATCTTAGCCGCCAAATCCTCAAACGGTTTCTTCAGCGCCGCATTCTCCTTCTCTAACTTCTCTATGCGCACCTGCATCGCCATAATTACCTTAGCATCCTGCTCACTCTTTATCATCTCATTCTCCTTCCATGTTTCAAGTTTCAGCCCCCATCCCTCTCTCCCATCCCTCTCTCTACGGCAAGCTCACCGTGAATGCCCGCAACACTTCGTTCTTGTCATAATGCGCCCACTTGTATCCGTCGGTCTTAACTGACCGGATTGCTCCTGTCTTTACTGCGGCCTTCAACTTGCGCCGCGTTACTCCAAGATTCGAATTCAGAATATCACCTCTTGTCAGCATAACCTTATCCGGCAGATTAGGTTTTATCTGTTCTGTGCTTTCCGTCATAGACGTACCTCCACTCGTCTTCCTCTTAATACAGGACGCGGCATATCACTAGGCTCGCGCCGCCTCGATCGACCACGCCCATAGTAAAACCCCGGTCGCGTCCCAAACGTTTTCCCATCCACAAATCCACACTCAGCAGTATAGTAATATCTCACATTGTCTACTGGGTCCTTGCATGCCCCTTTCTGGCCATCAACATTCATCCAATTCTCCATTGAGTAGATCGTGTTCGGACACGCATCAGAAACATACAGCTTCGGCTTATTGAAGAAACTCTGCTCAGCGTCACAATCAAAATCAAGTGCGGTATTGATCCGTGATATGCCATCCGTAATGCTCGATCCCGGCGCGAGCGAGAAGTCCATCCCCAACTCCTGTAGATCCTCGTACAACGTCACCGGTCGATCGTTCTCAACTCTCGGACTACTCGCGGCTCTGCTATCCACTAGCCGCGCTTCCATCACCTCTACTGCGCCGTTAGCCTCATCCCAATCGAGAAGATCATCCTCCGCAGGATACTCCTCATTCGGTTTCTCATCGCGCCACTTCCGCCAGTCAAGCCACCGCTCCAGGCGCGCTATCTCAAACTTATATCTCAGCAAGCCAAACCCGAAACTATCCGCGCCCTGTCCTTTACGCCCATCGTTAATTCCCTCCTTCTTCCCCGATGGCAACGCCCACGGATCCGGCACGCCTATATCCGGTATATGATATCCGCCCGGCCACTCCCGAACGATGTACGCCGCTTCACGCGTCGCGCGGATCCACGTCATAAAGAAATTCCTGTCACTCGCCGGATCCATAAAGAAATAGTTTATCCCCTCATCCGGAATATCCGCCGCGTGAAGAACGTGATAGTCCTTATTGAACTTCGGAAAGATATTGGAGATTGTCTTATCGGTTTTCCCGTACACGCGGATCCGCATCTCGTCCGGTCCCTTAGTCGCCGCCGTGCTAAGAACCTCCTTAGGATTCCCATACGGATTATCACAGCCATGAAAGAACACAACTCCCAACTTAGGATCCGCGCATTTCAAGACTCGCGGCATTTTCTCGAACAGTCTACCTTCAGGCGGCGCTATCTGCCCCGTCTTACCCTCAAGCCACGCGCAACAATCCTGCGCCCTGCTCTGTGGCGCTCGCGCCGGTCGCTTCTCTATATACGCCTGCGTCACTTCCTCAAATTCCGCCTGGCTCAACCCTAACGCCCGCGCCGGATCCGGCTCGCCGCCATCACGCGGTAGCATATACCCTTCAGCCTGCTCAACAACCTTCGCGCTATCACAGAAGATCTTCACCGTAGGCGTATATCCCCTGATCGGCGTGAACCCTATCACGCCCTTTCCCGCTCGCGTAGTCAGCCGATACAAAATCGTCTCTACCCAGTCGGGAGGAATAAGCTCATCCGGAAGCACCAAGTCAGCCTCCATCCCCTCAAGCGCCGTATCGCGGTCCTGCGCGTAGTTCAGAAACGAGCATTCCGATTCCACCGGGTTAATGAAACTGTTGTCAGAAAAACCCGTCTTCCGCTTGTACTTGATATACTCATTCGCCGTCGCTTGCTGATGACGATACTCAGGCGGCATATACTTCCAGAACAGCGGTTGCTGGTCCCGCACCGAACGCGGATTAGACATGTGAAACGCATACACCTTTGATCCCGGCTTCTGCGTCAGCATGATCTGACCGCGCTTCGCAGAGTACTCACTCTTAGAACTACGGTTCGCACCCAGTATCAAGAGCATCGTTATCGCCTGCGAGAATCCTAAATGCTGACGCATCGCCTCAGCCCATTCCGGCCACTCCATTCCGAACCGCTTCTTAATCTCTTTCGCAAACGTACCCGAACAGAAATCCAATCCAATCAGCGCATCGCACACATTCCAGATCGTCGGCTCCCATCCAAAGCGCAACGGATCCATCTTCTCCGCCGCGATCACCTTCTCCGCCCGGACCTTCAAAGACTTCAGCGCCTCAACCATAGGCAAGTTTCTGTAATTCGCCTCCGCCGCCACCTGCTCATAGGTAGGCGGCGGTATCAGCGGATGATCCCAACCTTTGTATTCCTTAGCCATTACAAGTTTATTCCTGTCAATCCTAGCCCCATCGCAAACGACAATGCGCCCAAAATGAAAGCGAACATCGAGAGCATCAGCTCATGGAAATAGAATTGCTTCCGCTCTCTCAGCCATTTCTGCAACAGCATCGCGCAGAAGAACAAGGTGACGCCATTAACGATCAAAAGGATCCCACCGATAATCTCTCTCATAGCGATTCTATTCCCTTCTCTTTTAGAAACCCCTCTAACGCAATTTCCTTAGCTCCCAACTTCACCGCCCACCTCCGCTTCGACGGCACAAGATCATAATACTCGATCTTAGTTCTCATCAGCCAGATAGACCATTCCGGGCGCAAGCCCAACGTTGCCGCGAACGCATGCAGTTCCTCCGTAGAATCAGCTAACAGATGGCTCCAATGCTGACCCCACTTCCGGCCAACACGCTCTTGCGCCTTCCACTTCGGCAAACGCACAATTTCTTCATCCACGTAGATCATTAGACGCGCTCCGCCTCGCCCTGCAAAACCTTGATCAGCTCACGATGTTCTTGCCTACGATCGCAGCCCACCGCACGCCCGCTATAGACCAAGCGATACAAAATCGCCGCCAACCCCAGTAACACAAGTTTCTGAAACGTCGTCATTCTTCTCTCCAGCTTGCTCGTTATGCGCCGCAAGGAATGGGACCTCGCGGCACACAACATTTCTTTACTTACTTTTTCGCTTCACCGGCGCAGGCTGCCGCACAGTATTGCGATTGCCTCTACCGAGTCCGCTCCCGTCTCCACGCGGCTTTCCACCACACGCGCCAGGCGTTCTTCTAGCGTTAGTCCTAGGTCTTACCATGTCTTCCTCCTTTCTGTTCATTCCTCACTACATCCGTCTTCCTCACATCGAACACACTGATCTTACGCACCTTCCGGCCACCATCCCGGCGCACAAACAAATCTGTATCGTAGCCCGTATAAGCCACCGTACCATGCGCCCACACCTTCATGTTCCCCTTCTTGTACATAATCCATCGTCCTACAGGAAACACCCGCTTCATCTCCGCCTCAATCTGCTTCCTCAGCAAATACCTCTTATCAATCAGATCGAATATCATGTCTATTCCCCCCGTTCCTTTGTTTTGCCATGAAATGTCGGATTATCGCCATCAAGTTTCTCGTCGATCTCATCGTCGCCATATCCCTCTTCACGCAACAACGCATAAAGAGCCAGTATTGTCTTCTGATATTTGGGGATCTCAGAACACGACCAATGTGCCTGATTCCAATATTTACACCCTTGGTTGTCGTTAACCATTATGTGATACTCCTTGTCGATTTCTGGCCAAACGCCTCCCACTTCACGCTCTTGAAGACATGGCCGTTGACCCATTTCTGAAATCTTTTCTGATAGATATCTTTGCGATTGAATGGCATCACGAATGGCGTCATTCCGAGCTTGTGGATCTCTCGCACGCGCCATTCGTTTGATTCATGGTCAGAGTTGTAGCCGATCAGAACGTAAGCCATGAGATGTGATTTCGGGATGAACTTTATCATTCGCTTGAAGTGGTCGCGCATATCTACGGCGGCATCATCCCATGCAACGTGGATTTGCTTCTTGTGGCACAGCCTTAAGAGGGCTTCAGCTTCCTCCTTGTAAACG